ATTTCTACAATTTGACCTGCGTTTGGTCCTTTTTTAATAACATCATTCCTATGTCCTAAATCATCTCGGTCTAGATTCATGAAACCTTGCATTGTGTTACGAAATCCTACTAAACCTTCTGGACCTTCTACCCACAAATCAACGTCTACTCCTTTGTCATTATCCCATGACAATATGACCATGTACTCTGCTTTTTCTTCTACATTATCTTTTTTTGTCGGGTCATTTATTAATAGAAAACTAACAACAAATAGAAATACAAAACCTAGAATGAGATTGAATAGCAGGTCTACGAATGCTAGATTACTGCTGTATTTCCTCATTTTCCACCATTACTAGTTGACTTTTAACAAGTACACTACTGATAAGACCTATAAGTGTGGTCAATAGTGCGGTTCCCATACCTTGAGCCATACTTCCTAAACTCTGTTGTATTGCTGCAGTATCTTGTAAATTTAAATTACCAAACACAGAATGTAGCATGAAAATAAAACCACTCACGGTTCCAATCATACCTAAACTAATTAATACATCACTGATGAACCATTCTGTTTCGTAGTGATATTTTTTTAATTGACGATATTTGCTATTCCAAATTTTATATCCTATCATTGATGTGCAGATAACAAACAATGTTCCAATCACCAAAGTTAATTTAGTAAAATCATTTTCATAAATGAACATATGAAAATCAAAATAAACACTTGTCAACACACCAACGATCGTCAATGTTACTAACAGCCACCACTTTAACAACAATTTCATTTTATACTCCTTTTAATTACCATTTAGTGAACCAAAGCATTTTGTTACCCATTGGAGTTTCTACATCTGGTAGTTCTACAACAAATTTTTTCATATCTGGATGTGCTTCAAACAAAGCTAATTCCAAATATTCAATCATTGGTTCTGCTTGTAATTGTTTATATAAGTCCATAACTTCCATTGGACTTTTTGTGATAAAAAGTGCAATTCGCAAATCATCATATGTAGTTACTTCTACTCCATATTTTTTTGCAATTGCTTGAGCTTCCTCCATATTTTTCATTTCTGCAACAACATAATCAAAAGAAAAGGCATAAACATCTTCTTTGGATGTATAGAAAACTGGATATTGTTTTCCACCTCTTACGATATGTCTATCAATATTCACAAATGTTCTGCCATTTCCAATATACGTATCTGTATGTAATTCTGCTTGAGCAGAAAACGCCAACATAACAGATAAACAAAATGTAGCGAATATGCTTTTAATATATTTCATTTATTCTCCTTTTTGATTCCAACAAATGCTACTATTTTTTTATAACCTAACTCAGCTAAAGCATTGGCTCGATGAGTTCCATCAATAATTTGATAATTGTGTGCTAATACTATTGGAGGATAAGTTTTCTTTTTCTTAAGTTCTTCCACATAGTCTTCAACATACTCATCAACAAGATCAAATTCTTTGATATCAATATCTTCTATATTCACAGTCTCAACTTTATACTGTTTATATTTTTCAATTCTTGCGCTGATATCACCATCTGTAAAGTCGTCTTGGTTGCGATGAAGTTTTTGAATATAAGTATAAATCTGATCTTCTTTAAATATTTGATTTTCTTTTACACTTTTATCTGTAAAAGTATTTTCTTCAAGAAGAAATGAGTGAAAAGATTTCATGGTGCATACCCCCATTCTGCTAATGAATTTCCATCAGTAAAAATTTCTTTTGCTTTTACTTTCTTACTTAGTATACGAAACTTATTATTAAGATTATCTTTACCATGTTCCTTTGCATAATCACGTACAATTGTTACCCAATCGCCGGGATTGATTTGGGAAATGTTTTCAACTTTTATATCACTCTTCTTTAATTTCTCTTCTTCATCTCCTAACCATTCATAATATTTTTTCGCACCAAGTTTCTGAAATTCGGATTCAAATGCGGGATATGGTTTTGCTCTTTTCAACCATAGCGCCTGAGCTTTCTCAAGGTCTGCCAGACGGTCTTCTTTTGTCTGTTGATATGGAACAGCACGATAGATAGTTACTTGTTTATTTGGCTTATTTCGATATCCATTCACAATCAATGCCGAATCTTTATCTTCTCTGGCATATTCTTGCCAGCGATTATAATAGTCTTTAGGATAAACTTCATTGTGTGTTAAATCATGAAGTGGCGCACCTTCTTTACCTGCTGACTGATGTTCACCACGATAATCTTCTTTTAGAAATTGATTAAATGATTTCATTGTTTGCCCATGCTTGTTCTCTTTCTGCTTCGGTATCGTAAGTATTTCCTTCATATATAAATGTGCTAAATCCAAAGTCATCATTTTCATCATATCCATATATTTTAACTAAACTATGTTCATTTCTAGGATGATTCATAGATGTACTTGCTGTTTCATCTTGAATGTTTCCAGAAGTCTCCGTTACTATTTTTTCACCAGAAGGACCAGCTAAAGGAATTTTTTTGCTAGTTTGTAAATCTGTAGCAGTTGCCAACGTATGAGTTTCTACAAAAACAGTATTGACTTTCGGATAACTTTTAATTGGTGGAAATATAAAAGATTTTGCAGTTAATGATAAATCTGCAATCAGTATTCTTCTTTCTTGTAATCCTTGATAATCATCTTGCCAATTTACACTATTCAATAATAATGGAACATCAATATCTATACTCAATTCTGGAATTGCACGATACGTGATATTTAAATTCGGAGTGAAATAAGGTAATATTTTTTCTACTAATTGTGTAAGGTCTTCTGCATATTTAGCAACAATAGATACTGTAAAATCAAAGTTATACGGAACTCCATTGTACATTATGATTGCATCTTTTTTATTTTTCTCATCTTTTGTTGGTCTTCCTCTACCACCTGTTTTTGGTAACATGCGTTGACCATCATATGATAAACCGTCAAAAGAAAATCCAATACGAGGTAATGTGTAATTTGTGTTCTTTGCCTCTACACTTGGTGATTCTCTAACAAGTGTAAGCATTTTATCACGATTGGAAAAATTAATAGGAACATTTATTTTTTCTTCAATTTCATCTGTCTTATGATTTTTTCTTACCAAAATCATTTTAGAAAATAAAGAACCTATGACTACAACTAGATTGCGTATTGTTTGATGATACTGATCTTGTTCTTCTACATTTTTACTGAAAAACATATTTTGTTTATGCTAATGGATTAGTAGGGTCCCAGTCAATCAAAGCATCACCTTGATCTCTGAATTCTTTGTTAGTTTCAAGTTTTACATTCTCAACAGATTTGTTGTCCACATGTTGAATCATTTGTGTTACTTTTGCCTGTGCTTGTGATGTTTGTCCAATGATAATTTCTTCTGGCTCAAACAATCCATTTAAATGATTCACAGACAACACCTTTTTTCTTGGGAAAAACTTTTTAACATCAGCTATGAAACCAGATGTTTGACCAATTACCTTTTCATTAGTTGCAAATCTACCCACAATATCATCTATTGGAATATCTAAACTATACACTTCTTGATCTGCTTCATCGATATGTTTAATTTCAGTTTGAATTTGTTCATGACTTGGAGTATACAATTCACAAGACAATCTATAATTAGGAAATATACCTGCTTGTAGAAAGCCTGGAGCTTGATAGTCAACATAAGTTATTGTATACAAACGTCCGTCTGTTGGTAAATATATAATATCACCTTCATGTGGTCGTTGTCTCTCTGGTATTTTTGTTTCATCAAATCTTCTTTGGGACACAATCAAACTAATTGTTTCTTCAATTTGCAGTCCAAATTTACCAAGAAGTTCATCTCCCACATAATCATCAATTTGGTCCATCATCATCTCAATTAGATATGCTTTATTAAATCTTTGATCATCATCAGAACCCATAATTAAATCATAATCAAAATGTTCTTTTGGTAAATAAGAAACATTCACGCCTAAAATCTGAATAATCTCATCATGAATATCCTGAACAAGATTTTGCTCACCTTGATATTGATAATGATTGAAATGAATATTGGCCTTCATTTATTATCTTTTTCTTATGTTGTTATGAATTGAACCTAAATTAGCACCAAATAAAATAGCTTTTTTGAAAGTGTTTAAAGCTTTATCATCAGAAGCATCTTCCTTTAGTTGACTGGCATGTATTGTAATTTCTTTGTCATTAAATTGAAAAAATATATTTTTAAAGGGATTCTTTTCTAAGTTAATTATATTTTTTACATGAACTAGTGCAGTGTCTTTTATTTCTTTTTCCATATTCTCATTAATAACAACTGATTCTTTCATTACCATTTGTTCATTCTTTATTTCTATAAATCCACTATTCTCAACAAAATCTTTTATTTTAATAGAAATGTTCGTAAGTTTTTTATTAAATATTAAATGAATAAAATCTGCTAGATAAAACGTTCTTCTATCTAGTTCCGCACTAGTGAGTCCCAAACTTGCAGCTTTAACAGGATTTATATTTTCTAATTTCTCTACTGTTTGATTCCATGTATTCATTTCACCAGAACTTTTTGGTGCTGGTGATTTTAGCAATCTTAAAGTATTTTGACCTTCTTTTGGTAGAGTTGGAAAAATTTTATTTAATTTAGTGTTTGGTTCTAATCTATACAAAGCAGGAAGTTCTACTTCAATAAAAAACTTTTTTAGTTCTGCTAATGCCTTTGCATCTTTATCATTAACTGCTTTATATAATAATGGTAATTGAGGAGAAACATAACCACCAAACAATAAATTTTTCATACTTTCTTCTGCTTTTTTTCTTTCAGCTTCAACCGCCTCTTTTTTTCTTTTTGCCTTTAATTCAATATTCATTTTTTCACCCTTGACTCCTTTCATGAATGCTGCAATTTGAATGGCAGTATCATCATCAACGGACTCAGGAAAATAAACCTTTCCAATAGACTCTATTAATTTTTTACTTGTATCGTGTAGTGATAAAGAAAGTTCTGTAGATTTAACTTGTAATTCTTTATTTTTTAAATGTTCATAATTTATACTTTTTTTATCACCTTTAATTAAATCAAACATTAATGTTGTGCCAAGTGCTTCAAACGTACCAACTAGTGTCCAAGGATTATTTTTGATAGATTCTAATAAAAACTTTTTATAAGTTTCTTCTGAATTAAATTCATTAGGTTTTTTATAATTTGTATTTTCTTTATAAAATTCTAAAATTGTTTGATAATATTTTTTAATAACATCATCTGCTGCCAGTTCAACCAACATAGATAACAGCATTTTTTCTTTATCTTTCATCTCTTTGAAAAAATCTTTCACCTCAGAAGATAATTTAGAAGTAGGATTTTTTAATACAGTTTCTAGTGTACTATTCAATTCTGTCATATCATCTATTACATAAATTTTATATGCATATTCTAATGGTGATGGTATTTTTTTGTTTCTTGATTTTTCTATTGGTAAAACTGTAATCTTACTATCACCTTTATTTGCAGCCTGCTTAACATATTTTAATGTTGCAGTATTCATAATCCAAGGATGAAATTTTTTATCTTGTGTTAATCCAACAAAAAATGTATTTGGTAAACTTTCTGGATTTTTATTTGATGAAGATGACAAATATATTTTACTATTTTTTATTGTTGCATCTGGAGAACATTTATCACCATCACAATCTATTACATTATCAGTCCAATATTTTTTATTATGTAAAATGTCATTTTTTCCAGTTGCTCTTGTTCTTAGTGATCCCCAAAATAAATCAGGATTTCCATCTTCACCTGGCTTATGTTTAATTCCAAAATAAATATTGTTTACATTTTTGCTGGTGAGAGAAGCATATTCTACAAAATATAAATAATAACCTAATTGCGTTTTATTCGTAATAGGTTGACTTTTTGTTGATGTATATTTACCAGCAGGAAAATCTTCTCCTATATAAAGTCCTTCATCTACTAAAGTAGATTGTTCTTTCAGAAATCCTAAAAAACTCTTCATATATAAAATCTCCTTGAAATAAATAGATAGACAGTTTATATTATTTATTCATTTCCAAAAAGGCGAATTATGTCAGTTCAGTTACAAAACTATAAAAACAATCCTAGACTTAAAAGAGTTGGACAAGAAATTCCTTTTGAACGTGAACAAATTGAAGAATATATTAAATGTAAAAATGATGTTGTTTATTTTTTAAATAATTATTTTCAAATTGTAACTATTGATAAAGGTAAACAAATCATTAAATTATGGGATTATCAGGAGGACATAATAAATCTTGTTCACCAAAATAGAAACACAATTGTTTTGTCAGCAAGACAGATTTCCAAGACAACTACCGTTTGTGGATATATTCTTCATTATATTCTTTTCAATAGCTCAAAGAACGTTGCAATTCTCGCCAACTATACAAAGACTGCCAGAAAGAGTTTAAGACTCATCAAGCAAGCATATGAACACATACCGCTATGGATGCAACAAGGTGTTTTATCATGGAATGTAAATTCAATTGAACTTGAGAATGGATGCTCTGTGATGGTATCAGCATCAACAGGAGACAGCATTCGTGGTGAGACTATCAACTTGCTCTATGTGGATGAATGTGCCTTTGTGGATAATTTTGATATTTTCTGGTCAGCTACCTATCCTACTATTTCTTCTGGTACGACATCTAAAGTTGTCATGACATCCACACCAAAAGGATTAAATCACTTCTATAAATTTTGGACAGAAGCAGAAGCAGGTGTGAATGATTTTGTTCCATACAAAGTGATGTGGCATCAAAGACCAGATAGAGATGATGAATGGAAAAAGAAAACTGTTGCTCAATTTGGAGAAGAGAAGTTTCTTGTAGAACATTGTTGTCAATTCTTAGGAAGTACATCAACACTTATCAGTTCTAATA